GGTTTCCTTGGCCTTCTGCCGGGCAGCGCCCAGCCGGTCAGACTGGATTTCCGGGATGGTATCGTCGCACAGCCGGGCCATCTCCCCGGGGTGAGGGGTGAGCACCAGGGGGATTTCCAGCCCCTCCAGATACCCCGGGTGGCGGCTGAGGAAGTTGACGGCGTCGGCGTCGGCCACCAAGGGCCGCTGGCAGTGGGAGAACACCAGGGGGCACACCAGCTCTGCCCGCTGCCCCAGGCCGCAGCCCATGACGCAGGCAGTGCACTTCCCCAAGGCGTCCAGCAGCGCCTGCTGCTGTTCCGCATACTGGTTCTCATAGCTGGGGCGCTCCTGGTCAAAGGTGAAGCTCCCGAAGCCGTTGATCTTGTCCAGCACGCTGTCGATCTGGTTCGGGATCTTCCCGTCCGAGATGTAGTCCGCACCGTATTTTCCGCCGGTGTACCCGCCGTAGCTGGACCGGAGCTGGTTGGCCGCCTCGTTGGCCAGCAGCTTTGCCTCCGGCGTGGTCGCCTTGTGGATGTCCTGTTTCAGCCCCAGGATGGAGTATCCGAACTCCGGGTATTTTCTGGCCGTGTCCAGGTCCGCCTGAGAGAACTCCCCCAGCAGGCCGGCGTTGCTGGCCGCTGTCAGAAATCCGTCATAGGTGAAATTCGGCATGATCTTTCCTCCTCACTGTCTTCCCGGTAGAGATTTCAGGCTGCTCCCGTCGTAATACTCCCGTGCCAGAGAATATACCCGGCAGCCGCCGTGCCCTTCCAGTTTGATCCGGTAATGGTCCCCGCGCCGCGGCACGATGGGGAGGGTGTAGCTTCGTTTCACACCGCCCTCCAGCGTCCCGTTTACCGCGATCCATTCGCCCGTCGAATCGAACATGATGAAGAGCTGCACTTCCGCGCCCTCGTCCACCTCCAGCCGCAGCAGGAGCTTGGAGACGCCCTTCTTGTTTGGACTGTCCTCGCACCAGTCGGCAAACTCCGCCATCCAGTCAAAGGCATCCTCCATTGTTGCCTCTTCCGGCGGATTCTGGATGTTCCCGGTGATCCAAATGTTCCCGCCCTCGTCCAGCAGATAGAGATTTCCGGCGCAGCGGGCAAAGTGTGTGGACTGGGTGGCGTCCTCGATGTGCCACGCCCCCCGCTGGGTGTCGTAGACATACAGGAGATAGGCGCCGTCCTTCCCGGCCATGGAGACGTAGTATTTGAGCCCATCGGACCCGCCCACGGCGTCCTCGAACCGCTCCACTCCAAACGCCGCCCCCACCGGCTGGGGGATGCCCCCGGAGTAGGCCATGATCCCCGCCCGGGAGTGGTAGAACAGAATCTCTCCGGCAATCGCCAGGCTCCGGTCGCTGCCGGCCGCCACGCCCAGGGTAGCGCTGCCCATCACTTCAAAATTGGTTGGGATGGAGCCGTACACCTTGTAGATGTGGTCCTCCTTGAAGAAGATGGGATACCCCAGAAAGGAGATACATGCCGTGAAGCTGCCGGCGCTGCCGGTGTCTACGGAATAGCTGTCCGTCGCCAGTCCCTCGTACACATTCCAGTTGAAGATGTCCCCCAGCTTGGAGGCGTAAATGGTGGTCTTGTCGCAGCCCCACAGGCGGTTCTCGTTCTCGCAGACGAACAGCAGGTCCGGCACTGTCCGGGAGACCGAAAGCTCCCCGGTTTCGGTGTAGGGCGTCACACCGTCCTCGCCATCCAGGGTGAAGATGTATTCGTAGAAGTACAGCTTGTCCCCGTCGATCTCCCGGATCACCGGGGTTTTGTTGTTCTCTGTGTGCTTCGTGCATCCCGCGATGGTCACGGCGTCCCCAGCCTTGAAGTAGTCCTCCCAGTTGACGCCCTCCGCCTGGATGCAGTTGGCCTCCGCGTCCTCTTCATACAGTTTCCCGTTGGTGAAGGTGAGGGAGGCACCGGTCCAGGTGGCCTCCAGATTGCCGAACTCGTCCGCCGCCGTGTTGTAGTATGCCTTGTCCGGGAAGATCACGATGTAGGCTCCCAGGGCGGTGAAGGTCTTCCGGCCGGCTGTCACAGTCCCCTTGGCCACACCATCATAGTAGAACGTGGTCCCGTCCACCCAGCACAGCTTGTCCCAGCAGAACAGACCGCCGGGGTCCTGCAGCGTCTTGTACAGCATCCGCCGCGACCTGGTCGCCAGCAGGGGAGAGTAGTCGCTGCACAGGTTTCGCATATCCCACAGCTCCCCGTCCTTGGCGCCCAGGTTGTGGTTCAGGCCGGCGAACTCGTCCTGTTTGGCGGTCTTGATCCCGTCGGCATAGGATACCTGCGGCAGTCTCACTTTCTGTCACCTCCTCGGAAGTCGATGAATCGGGATAGGACCTCCAGTGATTTTACGGAGATCGTGTCCGGCGCCGGCGCCCGCAGCTTCGTAAAACGGATCTCTGCCGGCGTCTCGGCAAGCTGTCGGTGCTGCTCCTCGTATTCTCCCCGCTCTCCGGGGGCGCGGAAGGTGAATCGCCCCTGGGCCACGCGGATGTTTCCGTCCTCGTCCTTGGCTGCGAACTTCTCCACCAGCTTCCGCTCCTCCGCCGCGAAGGTCTCCGCTTCCGCCGCCGTGGCCTGTTTGACCTTCATCAGGGCCAGAGCCAGGGAGTAGGGGACGGCCTGCCGCCCGACCTCCTCCGCCGCCAGGTTGGCCATGACGGCCTCCATCAGCGTTATTTTCATGTCTTACTCCTTCCCGGCCGACAGGGCCGCCACTTGTTCTTTCAGTTTTGCTATCTCCTCCGCCATCTGCTGGATTTTGGCAATCGCCATAATCTGAATCTCTCCATAGCGCAGGGTATAGAGGCCGTCCGGCCGTTCCTCGCCGGGCGGCTCTGTGCACAGGGCCGCGAAGTCGCTCTCCGGGATACCCTCGTCCGCCAGGGCCTCCTGCACCTCCTGGGCAATCAGGCCCAGGTGGCGGCGCTTGTGCCCCTCATAGACGAAAGTGCAGGGCTTCAGCCGGTCAAAGACGCCCAGGTATTTCTCCACATCGTACTGCTTCTCCGTCTTCAATCGCGCGTCGGATGTTGCGGCCGGCTCCCCGTTGATGAATACCGTGTCCCCGGTGATGGACACCTGCGTACTGGTGCACACCACCGTGGAGACGCCGTCATATCCCATCCGGGCGCCGTTGGTGGTGCAGATCACCACCGCCGCCTCGTTGCTGCTGGCAATGGCGATGCCCGCCGTGGAACTCCCCGAAGCCGTCATGCCGGACATGTATCCGATATAACCGCCCAGGGAGAACCCGCTGGCCGTCCGGTACACGTCCATCTGTCCGCCCAGGTGGATGATGTCCGCGAAGATGGTCCCCGTGGTGATGTTGTCGCCGTTGATGACTGTGGCGCCGGAGGTCTCCAGATCCGCGAACAGAACCATTCCGGTGAATGTCACCCGGGCGGAGTCGATCACGGCCCCGTTTGCGGACAGGTAGATGGTGGAGCTGCTCTCCCCATTGCTCACAGAAAGGGAGAAGCTGCCCACCGTCTGCTGCAGGCTGCTGATCTGCCCTGCCTGGTTGGCAACCGTGCTGGAGAGGCCGTCGGCCGTCACCTGCAGGGCCGCGATGTCTCCCTCGGCGTCTGTGATCTGCGCGGCCAGCCCTGTGGCTGTGGCCTGCAGGGTGGTGATGTTCCCCTCCGCGTCCTCCATCCGGGCAGACAGTCCCGCCGCCGTGATGGCAAGCTGGGTAATCCGTTCGTCGCTGTCCTCCAGATGGATGTAGATGGGCTCGGTGATGGCGTTCTCCCAGTCGTCCACCGCCGCCTCGTTCATGTTGGAGAGATCCAGGTTGTGCAGGGTGTACCGCAGCTGCTCCACCAGCATATACATGTAGTTTTGGATTGTGGTGACCTGCTCTTTCAGGTTCTCATCCCCGGTGAACGTGGGGAAGTTGCTGTCGATGTACAGCCAGTTGGATGGCACGTCGTCTCGCCTCCTGTAAGAAACGGGGCCGGCCGCACCGGCCGGCCCCTCGTCCGTTTATGTTGGATGGAATTTTTTGTGATACCGGTACAGCATGACGGCGAACTGTTTGCGGGTCATGCCCTGATCCAGCATCAGGTCCCCGGCGCTGTTGCCCAGCATAATGCCCTCACTGGTGATCCACTCCACCGCTTTTTCAGCCTCCGTCGGCTCTGCCGGCTCCGGTGCGTCCTCTTCCTCCCAGGCAATACCCAGGTAGTCCAGGATGCCGCGGGCCTCTGCCTCCGCCAATCTTTGCCGGTAGCTGCTGTTCCGCAGGTTTTTCACGTCGCCCTCGTTGGTGTGGAAGCCGTGCTCGATCAGCACCGCCGGCGCCACCGTCCCTTTCAGCACGTAGAGGGACGGGGCTTCCACGATGGGGGTGGACCGCACCGCGATCCCCGCTGCCCTCACCGCCTCCAGGATGCTCTGCGCCGCGGTATATCCGCCGCTGGTCTTGCTGAACACATAGGCGCTCCACCCGGAGGCGGAGGACCAGCCGCTGCCCGCCGCCGCATTGGAGTGCAGGCTCACAAACAGGTCCAGCCCCCGGATGTTGTTGGCGATCTTGCACCGCTGGGCCAGGCTCACCGCCTCGCCGCCGGTGCGGGTCATCGTCACGGCCACACCGTACCGCTCCAGGATGGCCTTGATCCGGTTCCCCATGTCCAGGGCGAACTCGTGCTCATAGTAGGTGCCGTCCGGGCTCTTGTTGGCCAGGTTGCTTGCGTCGTGGCCCGGGTCCAGGCAAACCGTCTTTTTCTCGCTCACAGGTGCTTCCTCCGTTTCTCCGTCGTCCAGGTACAGCAGGATCAGGTTCTGGCTGGGGTCCTTGCCCTGGATCAGGACGTTCTCGCTCTTCACATACAGATTGACCTTGCCTCCGCCGTCCATCATCACGGCGAATTGACAGCCCTGGCCCGCCATGTAGTCCCGCAGTTCCTCCGGCGTCATGGCTCCGCTGGAGCCGTCGGACGCCCCATAGGTGATCCAGGTATCCTTCGTCAGGCCCACGGCCACCCGGCCCCGCCGGCCGCCTACGTCGGCGTTGTAGGTCAGCTTCTGCTGGGGCCGTCCCGCCCGGACCAGCAGGCAGTTTGCCACATAGTTCCGGCAGTCGCTCTCCCCGCCGGGGGGGACCAGGACGGGGAGCATGTCGGCTCCCACGTCCCAGCCCAGGGCCCAGTAGCTGTACTGCTGATCCGCAAACAGGACGGTCCCGCCCGCCTTCACCGGGCACACCGGCGCCCATTCGGCAGGATTGTAAAACGCTCCTGTCATGGCAAGGTCCGGCTTCTCCCGCTCCACGATCTCCGAAAGGGACAGCTTCTCCGTGTTCTGGTAGACCACCGCCCGCAGGATCATCTTCAGCGGCGTCCTCTCAATATGGACCATATCAGCCCTCCACAATCTCCCAGTCGTCCGCCAGCATATCTGCCTGGGAGGCCAGCCAGCCCATCTGCACGCCGGAGGTGCCCACGAAGGCCAGCGCCTGGTTCCCAATGGCGTCGTGCTCCGCATTCACCACCGCGCCGGTGGGGCTTTTGTAACTGATGGCCTTTGCCAGCTCCACATACTGGCCTTTTCCGTTCCAGCCCTTCCGGGCAATGCGTTTGCCCTTCTTGGCCGCCTCAATGGCCATGCCGAAGGTCATGGCGTAGGCCGGCCTGCCTGCCTCCGTTTTCGCCTTCTTCACGCCATGTACCGCGGTCTGCAGCAGGAAGCCCAGCAGGAACCACACCTTGTCCTTGATCTTCCCCAGGCAGATTTCCCGGCCCAGCTTCTCGTCGTAGTTCTCCGCGCTGACGCAGGCAGAACTCTCCACAATCTCGAACCCGTTCCGCAGAAGGGCCCGGACCACTGTGGTCTTGTCTCCCATGGTCTGCGTCCAGGTCTCCAGGATGAAGTCATCCACCATCTGCTGACTGATGCTGGGAGCGTCTGTCCGCAGATCGGGGTTGACGGTCAGCGGCAGATAGGCCTGCTCGAACACATCCTTGGGGCTCCAGCTCTCGTATCCGTCCGGGTAATGGACCCGGTAGCCTTCCTCGCGGTTCATGCTTCTTGGGACCGGACCGCTCTCAGGATAAATCTCCCCATCGATCCGGAACGCCGGCTCCGCCTGGATGATCTTGGTCCCGATGTATGTCTTCATCAGTCTTCCTCCGTCAGCACATCGCTCCGCAGGCGGTACTTGCGCCCGGCGATGTAGACATAGGCGGCCTCATGTCCCATGTCCACGTCCACCGTGCGGCCGTTCACCACATGGACCTTTTCCAGGCTGCCCACGCCGTGGTCCAGAATGCCCCATCCGTTGGCCTCAGCAGGGGTCTCGCCCACACGGGTCTCCGCCAGCTCCTCCGGGGTAATCACATTCCGGTCAGGGTTCAGGCGCAGGGGAGAGCCCAATTCCTTCAGACCGTCGTTGGTCTCGTCCTTACCGGCCTCGCCCAGGGTGTACTTCTGCAGCACTTCTTCCACAGTCTTCATGTTCAAAATCTCCTTTTCAAAATTTAATATCAACCGCACAGCGGCTTGATGCCTATTCGTTTTTGGTGTTTTCGCTTTCCTTCGGATCGTCTCCGCCGCCCTCGCCGGCGATGCTCTCCCCGGCGGCGTCCACGGCATTTTTGCCGATCTCCAAAATGTTCCGCAGCCAGGAGGGGACAGGTGCCCCAAAGGTAACGGCGTGCTCCGCCAGGGAACCCAGCTCTCCGATGATGTACCAGACGATCACCAGCGGCCCTAGCAAAACAGAATATGTAAATGGCAGGGACACCGCCGGGATATGCCCCAGGATGCTCCCGATCAGCCAGTCCGCCACCAGGGCGATGCACACCACCAGGATCATCCCGCCTTTGTGCCAGGCGCCCTCCCGCATCTTGGCGCTGGACCAGCGCCCCTCCTTGGCTGCCGCCGCGCTGCCGATCAGCCAGTCCGCCAGCATCAGCAGCACCCAGGCGATCACCAGCCACCCGAACCAGCCCCACAGGGCCGTCATGGTAGCCACCGCCGCCGCGATGGCGGCCTTTACCGTGGTTACAGTCGTTTCATTCATGGTCGTTCTCCTTTCGGTCAATGGTTAACTGATATATGTTTTTCATCTTGCTCCCCCAGCTCTCTTCTCCTCGCAAAGCAAGAAAGCATCCAATGGAAACCCCTACTCCCCGAAAAACAGGCCAAGTAACCCTGCAAAAATAGAAATCCCACAAAAACACTTTCTTTTTATTGGATAAGTTGGTATAATGATAACAATTTTGAAGAGGAGGGGATTTCTTTGGAAGAACTTGCTTTAAAAATTGATACATTAACTCAGCTGTACACGCAAATCGAAAGCCATCTATCAGACTCTATTACCTGGTTTTTAACCGTATTTTTTGGTGCAATCACCGTCATTGTCTTGGCCTTAGTTTTTCTGGTGAAAACTTCTATTCAGCGTGGCGTTGACAAAGCATCCAATGGATTAGATGAAAAACTGGACAAATTGCAAGGACAAATTGACGAGTCCATTCAAAAGCAAAAGGCCTTTGATAGTTTTTATGAGGGTTACCGCATTATTGATGGTGAGCGAGAATATTTTGCGCCTCCCATGACTCTAGGCATTCCATATCGCACAACAGAAAAGTTCTTTGGAAATCGACCAGTTTATACGATATTGGTTGCTATTGGGGCACTTCCGGATCAATCGCAAAAAACCATTGATTGTTCTCTTGAGGATGTAGATGTAGATGTAGTTGTCCGATCTTCTGTCATTTGTAGTGGAACAAATGATATTTCTTTACAAAGGGTAGAACCATTCAATGGTGGGATAAGAACTACAATCAAAAATGAAAAGCATTATTTGAACGCAGAAGATATTCCGCACGCCTACGTCCAGGTATGGTATACGCGATCCACCCGAAAAGAAACGGAAAAGTAAATCCCAGAGGCCGGTCATTCCGGCCTCTTTTTATCAGATAGCACGGCCTCCATCACCGACTTCGCCGGAGGTCTACGATTGATCTCTGTCGCCAGCTGGTATTTGATGATCTTCATGTGCCCTCCTTCCAGTATTTCAAGAATAAGGTGAAGTTTAATCCGACTGTACGGCCAGACCCGACCGAAATTGCGAACTTCCCATTCCCGTTCTGTGTAAACAGGCCAAGATAGTTTGATGCGTCGAAAACAGATTCTCCAAAAAGCCCTGGAATTTGCG